TGCTGGGACTTACGCATAGCCACAGCTTTCTCGGCACCTTTTTCATCTGTTGAGCGGCCCAATAATTGGTCCACTCCCTCATCCATCTGTTTAAGTGCCTTACGGTTTGCTTCAATATTCTCTTTTTCGGTTTTAATTTTTTCATCATATATTGCTATCTTAGATAGTACATCGCCTGATGTAACACCTTGATCCATGTGTGCTTTACTTAAGAAGCCAAATATACCCATACTTGTAATTAATGCAATAGCTATTACAGCTGGCACTAAGTATAGTTTGAGTAATAATCCAGCACGATGCCAATACTTACGCAACCAAACAGTTGCAGTAATCTTAGCGAGTTCAAGTGCTGACCCCATAATGATAACTGGAACGACAGCCCCGGCAAAGATAGTAGTTAATCCTATAATACTATACCATGCGGCGATAGTACTAAGGGTTAATGCTACTAATAATGTGAGGTTGGAAAAACTGAATATTCTTTTAAGCATTGTTTATTTAGTGTAAAACGGACTGGTTAAATAGTCATTCAAATAACTGACCGTATATTTCAATAAATTGTTGATAATTTAATATTAATTTTTGCGGAATGCCAGGACCTTGATAAGCCAAATAAGTAACACTAGAACCACCGCGTAGTTCATCTACTTCTCTTACTTGGATTATCTCTATCCTGTTACCATCTTCAAATGTATATGATCTACCTACTAGTGGATGTGTCATATCGCATAACCAAGCACTTGATAGATCAATTGATCTAGTTCTGTTTGATAATCGTTATTACCTAGTCTACGCTTCAACCAGATTGTTTCTAACAATTCTTTAGCATCAAACGACCCTTCTGAAGGCATTGCCTCGCGATCTTGTAATTCTTCAATTAGATCCTTGGTGTCAAAGTCACCGAGATTAACTTCAACTTCTGTATATACAAATCGTGACATAATTTACTCTAAAGAAATTCTTAATTGATTTTCGTTATAGATGTGCAAAGCGCCTGCTACTTCTGGAGTAGTACATTCTACAACCACTCTACGTTGACCAGCAAGTGTATCAAATACTGATACAACAATACCGGGCCATTTGTAACCACTAACCTTTTCTACCTTATCACCTACTGCAAATAATGCCATTGTTATACTCCAAAAATATATTTAATCGTTGCTTGAACTTGAATCACTACTTGAACTTGAATAGCTTGAATCACTGCCCGACGAACTATAACTACTAGTATAGGTTGACTGTTCTGGTTCAGAATTCGTAGAACTATATGTTACTACTTTGGTTTCAGCAACAGAAGGCGAATGCATAACCATCATATTTGCTAAGTTAGGTTCTGTTGATGATGAATTTGGATTAGCCCACCATTGCTTAATTGTTTCTTTTTCTTTTTGACGAACCAATCTAGCATGATATGTTTCTTCTTCTTTCAGCCGGGCAAGTTTAGCATTATGCAAACTGTCTTTTTCTTTTTGTGCATTTTCACGAGCCAATGCTAATGCAGCTTCCTTCTTGACCTTCCTAGAGTAGGAGACTACACTAAGAAGGGAAACTGTAACAATCATTAAAACAACTATCACTACAATTTCAATAGAAGTCATGTCACTTACCAATGTTCATCAATGTTTTTGTATCTCCACCTAACATAGTAGAGGGCAATGCACCATCCCACTTTTCAATCCACTGCAACTTGACATAGTTTTCACCACCGTTGCTTTGAATAGCAGCTGCCTGAATAGCAATAGCTTTAGCTTCACCGTCAGCTTGTGCAATACGACTTGCAGCTTCAATTTTAATACGTGCCAAATCTTGTTCAGCTTTAGCAGTTTTCTGAGATGAAATTACTTTATCTTCAATTGCTTGTTGATATGCTTTACTAAAACCAAAGTTCACCAAACTGATGTTACTTACAGTAATATTAAACGGAGCCATTTTAGTAAACAAGTGTTGTAGAATCGCTTGACTAACCATATCACGTTTAGTTACAAGTTCTTCACTTGTATAGTGACCAGTTACACTTTTAAACGCTTCGTTAATGCCAGGGCCAAGAACCTTTTCATCTACGTTAAGTCCATACTCTTTATAGATATGAGGGACTTTAAGAGGGTCAAGGCGAAAGTTAACTACAATATCAGTATGTACTACTTGCAAGTCTTTGGTACCTGCATTAGCACCTTTAAGTTCTGCTTTCTGTAATCGTACATCAACATCCTTGATCTGACTAATTGGATTGACAAAATGAACACCTTCAGTTAACGGTAGGGGATTAACTTCACCTAATGTAACTTGTACGCCAGTGTGACCTGCACTAATTACAGTGAAACTAGCAAACCCCACCGAAACAAGAATAATTGCCAATCCTGCAGTAATACCTGCAATCTTCTGTTTGTATTCCGAAAGTATCATAATCAATCCAAAAACCAAAACAGCAATGAGAACACCAGCTAAAATATAAAACATAAAAACTCCTAGTTAAAAAACATTATATCACTTATCGTCACGAAATCTAACGAATCTGGGAAAACGCAAGCTATAACTACCGTCTTGATTTTGGGTAATTACATCACACAATATTTCACCAGTTCGTCCAATAATCATATTCCTGTCACGCCATAGATTATCTCTGTCGGTATCACTAAAGCCACTACCAACATTGACTGTAATGAACTTAGAATCATCTTCACCGGAGCAAACCAGTGCCCCAAGTCGTCCTTTATTTCTACCAGTGCCTTCTTCAACACCGATAACCTCCAAATCTACAGTAATCGTAGGTTTCCATTTCATCCAATCTGTACTACGTTTACAGATATATGGGGCAGACATTTCTTTAATCAGAATGCCTTCAAAACCAGCATTAACATTGTCCTTAGCATAACGCTCAAGTTGATCCTTACCTGCTGCGGTATCAAGATCAACCATGATATGAGGCAGTAATTCAACATTGGGCATTTCTTCAACGACTGGTCGCATTACATCAAGTAGTGCGATACGCTTTTTCAGTGGAGCATTCCAATGTCCTCTATGAAAGTCAGCAAGTGGAATAATGTCAAAGATATTGAATACACTATCTTCTGCTTGTGCATCAGTCTTACGGCGTGCTTGTCGCATTAGTTCTTGAAAGGTGTTACCAATTACTTCACCGTCAAGTACAAAACCCTCATAAAGGCTACGACCCTGATCTACTCCGCTACACGCACGAACTATCTTACTAAATTTAGCACGAATCTGGTCTTCAATGTGAGTAAAGTTTTCAAACACTTTACCATTGCGACTGAAACACATGACAGTGGTATCGCCAAAGTCACTATGAGTAACCACAAACAACGCACGAACACCATCCAATTTAGGCTCTAGACGTTTGGTGCCTTTCATTTCAGGACGACCTTCACTATTGGCTGCTAGTTGACAGCTAAAGATTGGGATTTCATAGTCAGTCTTTTTACAAATTTTGTTGATAGTAGTACTAGAGATACCTACACGAAGGTCTCTGCGTAATACAGGAGCAAGGAATGTATTCCATTCATCACTATCAAACCGTTCAGCCAAACTCTGTACTGCATCACGGGCAGCATGACCAGTTAACTTGCGTTGGCTAAGTTGATTCATCAATTCATTAAAGTCATCCCAAGGGTTTTCCGCATTAACAATTCCAATAGTATTGGGAATTTGTTTAACACCAAATGTTATGTAGGGGTTATAACACGCTTTTGCAAATTTCAAAAAATTGATAGCATTGCTACTGCCCAGGACACTTGCCTCTAATGCTTGTAATACTACATCTTCCTTATGAAGACGGCTATCCGATTCGTTTAATTTTGTTATCCATGATGCTGACATTGTTTTTCCTTTTTAAATTTTTAGTTTGTTATGTGTAGTAGCCTCTACTGCCCTAGATTTACATTCATCTACTACTTCGGGAGGTACATTTTCATAATCACCGAGACTAGCGCATTCATATTCAATTATCACTGAGTTTGGATCGTCGGGTTTCATGCATTCTGGATCAACCTTTATCCAGCATAATGCAACACCCAATCCCAATATACATATGATAATATTTTTTATCATGTTTCTATCAAATTATTCTTTTGATTTTTTAAGATGAGAACCAATTGCTTATTGCGTTCATCTTGTTCTTTACGCTTACGCTTGTCATCCGTGTTCTTGTCAACGACCATGCGATCATAATCACGGGCCCATTCAACTCCTCGCATCCAATATTCGGCGCCTTCCAATGTACCAACAAACAATTGTGCATCACGGCAATAGATAGGCAATTCATCACTATCTTTGGGAACCAATGCTACAAGTTCACCGTACATATCATCATGACGGTTATTAGTAAACTTCATTCCAAGTTTTTGGGCACGTTCTTCTAACCTGCGAATTGTTTTAATTGTATTCCAGCCACTCATATTATGCTTTCAGTGTTTCCCAAATATATTCTTTTTCAATCTTATCAACCCACTTGGTTCTGATATTATTAGTATCAAGAAGCCAATCTTTTATATTTTCTTCACTTCCCCAACTGCTAGTTGGAACTTCTGCCTCAGTAACCAACCATTTAACAATCTCATAGATAACATGCTTATTGGCATAATCTGCACTATTTACTGCACCATACAAATTGTTAGTGAGGATGCTTGTAAGAAAACCTCCCGGTTGATAACCCTTAATGAAATATTCATCCAATGCTTTCATCGTATGTGCAGGAATAGCCAAAGCACCTAATAGGCGACCCTTCTCATCACGACCCGGAAACAATGACAATTTGTTAATCATTACAACCTATTATTGATTGACTTGTTCTTGCACAATGGCTTTTGTTTTATTCACACCGTTGTCAAGCAGTTTAGCAATACCACTAAAGCCTACTGTAGCGACTACGATTCCAAACAATGTTCCAAAAATAAAGTTTTTCATTTTGTTGGTTTAATCCATGTTGACATTACATCGGTTCCGTGTTTTACATCTTCCCCGATACCCTTGACTGCTCCCGCTACTGTACTACATCCTGAGATAAAAGTCAATAGCAATATACCCAAACTGTAATACAGTATATTACTTTTCATAAAAAATTCCCATATAAATTAAAGTAAAAAATATTGTTACAAATATAACAATAAATATCTCAACCCGATACGCTAACGTAGAATTCATTTAAAATCATCTTCCATTTCAGCAAGTAACAGATTGGCAAACTTTTGACAAAATACATGAAACCAAATTTCATTTAGTACATCAGCAGGCGCACCGGCTCGTTCTACTAGTTTTCTTAATTGTTCATTCATTGATTATCTCCAAAATTAAAGAATTTTTACACGGTTAAGTTGAGTAGTATTGTCACGGTGTGCTTTGA